CGTCCCTTCATCGCATATTGTCCTCCTACCAGTGAAGAGCACATCATTTCCCGATGTGCTGGTACGAAGAGGGCATTAATGCTTCAAGCTCAGGAAAGTCTTGAGACCAAACCACTGAACACTTCAGATGGTGCAGTCAAGATGTTCCTGAAAGACGACAAATACCAGCGCACAGCAGTCGTCAGATCATTTCTTGGCATGGAACCGGAAGAGGACGAATATTCAAATCCTCGTTGCATTCAATACCGTTCCAAGAGATACTGCTTGAGGCTAGCAACATATCTTCACCCTATCGAACAACACGTCTACACACTCAAAGACAGCAGTGACACTCCGATCTTTGCCAAAAGCCGGAATCAGACACAACGGGCTCAGGATTTGTTCCTCAAATGGGAACATTTTTCCAGCCCTAAAGCTCTGCTATTGGACCATTCTAAATTTGATGCCCACGTTGGCGTTGAATTATTGATGCTCGAGCATTGGTTTTACAACCATTGTTTTGAAAGTGATGAACTTAGGTTCTTGCTTGATTTACAGCTTGACAACAAAGGTTACACAAAGAATGGCACATTCTATCGAACAATAGCTACCAGAATGTCCGGAGACCAAAACACCGGGCTAGGTAACTCCATCATCAATTATGCAATACTGAAATCCTTCAGTGACTTCTTTAATTTAGAAGCCTGCTTTTATGTTGATGGAGATGACAGTGTCTTGATCGTTGAGGACACCAAACTCACTCCAACAATGGAGTATTTCAAACAGTTTGGTATGACAACAAAGCTGGACACAACAACCCAGTTTGAGCATGTTGAGTTTTGTCAAACACGACCTGTGTTCGATGGCGCCTCATGGCGGATGGTTCGTAATCCATACCGTACTTTGATGCGCACCCCGTGGACTGTAAAGTCCCTTTCAGTGAAACAACAGCCTATTTATTTGGCTAGTATCGGGGATTGTGAAGTCGCCTTGGGCTTAGGGTTGCCCATAGGCCAGTACGTCGGTGATAAGCTCCGCTCCTTCTCTGAAAAGAGAATGGTCACCGACTTACATTATGTTGCTAACAAGGAGTATGTCCGCCCCAGAAGGGCACAAGTCATTCAACCAACTTATGAATGCCGGTTATCTTATCAAGAAGCCTGGGGCATATCTCCTGATGAACAAATTGAAATTGAAACGTGCACCTTGAGCCGCAAAGTAAGTCTCGAGGTGGACTTTGAGGAGTTTCCTTTTCAATAGAGTCCTTGGACGTGTGACCAGTAATGACTAGATCAACAGTTATTAAGAGACAAGGTCGCAATCGTTCGAGGGGTAGCAAATTACGCGCTACCATGGGAAAGCAGAAAGCATACCTCATTCAACCGCAGGCACAAATGTCTGCAGGTTCGGCATATTCTATGCCAGACGCCAGAATGCGCATTGACCCTATCAGAAACGGAGTTCGTGTCATCAACCGGGAGATAATCCAAACCATCAACCGGACCGCAACAACAGGTAATGTTGCTGTGGGAACCGATTCGATAGCCTTCATGTTTGTCAACAGCGCAACACCCGTTCCGTCCCCTGGGGCAGGAAACATCGGATCCAATAAGTGGATCGGGCAGTATGCCACTCTGTACGATAAGTTCAGAGTGAAGAAACTGCTCTTCGAGTTCAAACCCTCACAGCCAGTAACAGCAATTGGTCAAGTGGGAATGTACTTCGATGCTGACACAAGTCCAGTGGCACCAACAACCTTTGATCAAATCTCAGGTAATGTTTATGCCCAGTCAGCACATGTTTCCCAATCCCAGACGCTTGTGGTCCGACCAAATCAACTTAATCGGTTACCACAGTATGTGACGAGCGCGTCATCAACAGAATCCGGTGCAGCTAGAGTTGGAGTGATTCAATTTGTGAACACTCCAGTAGCAACGACCACTTCAATCACAGGTCCAGTAAGCTTGGGGGTATTGTGGATGGAATATGAGGTAGAATTCCTCAATCCATCCGCACCAACAAGCGCATCACCAGCAACTTTAACCAGTTCACAATCAACTAAACTGGCTAAGGATGTCAGCGCTGAACTTCGCACCGCATATGATGGATGGATTGCCCAGATGGATATCAACTTACCAACTGGCACGATCGACAAACTCAATTCCACCATCACTCAACACACCATTGACACGGTTTTAACAAAACTGCGTCATGTTGAGCTGTAAGCTTTCACCCACACTCATCATCATTCACCTGTATGGCTTCCGCAAATCCATACAGTATCTACTACTTGTAAGATGCGTTTAAGTAAGATCAGCTAGAGAAAATACCTTCGGGGGGCGCTCTAGTGATTTTAACACACATAATCATTGATTGGCAGGCGTTATACGCCAACACATGCC